CCAACGTACAAGAAGCTACATTTGCGGCTACTTACACAGGTTTGATTCCTAAATTAATCGCAGGTTCAGACGTTTCTTCAACAAAACTTTCCGATACCGCTTATGCCTTTTCTGCAATTACCGCAGCAACAGGTATTATGACAGTTGTTTCTACCGCTAACTTTAGAAGTGGCGATGTAATTACAATTACCGCTTTAAGCACAGGAACAACCACAGAAACTACCCCTGATATTTTTGGTGTAGCAGGTTCGGGTTCGGTTCTTAACCAATCTTACATTGTAACCGTTGCAAGTGCAACTACTCTTAAATTGGTTAGAAACATAAACCGTGCGCAAACAGACAGAGTAAACGCAACATTCGCCACTAACAACACAGGCGGAGGAACAATTCAATATGTAAACGTATCTAACGTAGCAACTGTACTTTCAAACGTATGGGCGCAATTAGATTACACAGCATATACCGACCCTGATTTTAACGTAATGATACCTGCACACGTAGCACGTGCTTACGCCACAAAACAGGGGGAATTGGGAGTAAATCAAGTAGGTTCGCTTGCGATTCCTAAAACAATGGATTACAACGGAATGAAACTTCAAATTATGAATCACTTTCCAGCGAATACGATTTTAGGCGCAAACAAAATGAACTTGCATTTTGCAACCGATTTAACCTCTGATGTGAACAACCTTTCGGTTATTAACCTAAAAGAAACCACAGGCGACAAAGTTGTTCGTATGACAGCAGGTATGAGTTCTGATGGCAACTATGTAAATGGTGGCGAAATCACCTTATTTTACCCATTAGCTTAATAACTAAAACATGGCACTAACAACAGGATTATCATTAATTTGTCAAGTATGGACAGGTGGTGTAAAGAAACTTTGGCTTGTTGATAAGGCTGATGTAGTTTCTTTTACGTTACTAAACGGTCAATATACTGCCGTAACTATGGCTTCTGGAAAAGTTTTCAAATTATTTGAATTTGACGATGATTCCTGCGAATGGAAGGAAAGTTCCAATCGTAACCCCGATTCGGGTTCAACTATGGTTAAAGATACTATCGAATGTATGTTTCAAGGTAACTCTAACACCGTTAGAACATCTTTAGAAGAAATCATTGCTTCATCCACTTGTGGAATGATAGCAGTAGTTGAGGACAACAACGATACTAAGTGGGTTATTGGTTATGGCGAAAGAAGTAAGAGGGCGTTAAAGCAATCTACCTCCGAGCAAACAACAGGAAAGGTTTACGATGACTTTGTAGGAACAACTATAATGCTTGAAGTAAACACGTTAGAAAAAGCAAGAGTAGCAAATATTACAACAATACCCGTTTAATAACTAAAACATGGCAACATCAATAACAAAAGCATTTAGCGTAGGTGACACAGTGTATGTGCGCTACCCTTATAGTGCAGATAATTGGTTTTTACCAGCTACGAGGACCGTAAAAGCGATTAACTTTATTGCCGCAAGTAACGAATGTGTTGTGGAATTTACAGATGGTGTATCAATTCAAGATGGCGCAACTGTAAGAGTTTATATCACACAGGCCGCTTGTGCAACCGCAATCGTGGACGACTTAATATCTAAGTCAGCCGCATTGATAGCATTAGAAAGTTCACCAACAGCAGTAGTAGGAACATCAGGTACAGCAACAGCACTTAGAAGATGGAAAGCGTAAAGTACATATTCGCAGGAGGTGTTGGGGATGTTTGGGATTCTATCGGTAAAATAGAACTAAGCCCTAACTTAACACAAGCGGAACTTGCAAGGCTTTGTGCCTTAAATCATTCTTCCGCAATCAAAGTAGAAGTTGAAAAGAAAAAATAAGTAACTCTAATCCAATTCAAGCGGCCTAAACAGCCGCTTTTTTTGGCAAAAGACATTCCTATTTAAACAAATTAACAGGAAAATAACAGGGAATTAAATGGCAAAGTTCAAAGAAGGCGCATCGGGTAATCCATTAGGCAGACCAAAACGCAATCCTAACCAAGTGTTAGGCACTATCGTTGTGAACGCTGCACAAGGTGTACCCGAATTGCCAAAGGAAACAACCAAAGCGGACAGAAACATAAACCAATACGCTTGGATTCCTTTTGGTTCTGATAATCTCTTTCCACAGGCTTTGAGTTTAATGAGTAGGCGAAGTGTAGGCCATAGGTCTATTATGTATCATAAGAAAAACTTTGTGATACCGCACCAAATGATTTGCTCAAGTCCCGAAGTCTTAAAATACATTGATAGCGTAAATGCCAATGACGAGCCTTTGACCGAAGTACTTGGAAAGGCATACTTGGATTGGCAAGGTATAGGAAACGCCTATATCGAAGTTGTTAGGTACAATTTAGGCAACAAAAAGTATGGCGTTAATTTATACCATAAAGATTCAACTAAATGTAGGGTTAAAGATGTTGACAAGTCTAAAGACAAAGTAAAAGGCATTTTAGTACACCCCGATTGGCGCAAAGCAAGAAGTACCCAAGAACTTATTGTTGATTACCCTTTGTTTCCTAACTTTAAAATGATAAACGGACAAGAGCGTTCCATTATTCACTTTAAGGATTACGAAGCCGAATATTCGGATTATGGCATTCCTTTGTTTATTGCAGCCTTAGACGTTGCGGCGATTACTTGGAAAACAAATAAATGGAATGTATCTCGTTTAGATAACACGTTTCATTCAAGCGGTGTAATGGTAGTTGAGGGCGATTATTCCCCAGAAGATGTTGAACTACTAAAGAAAGAAATAGATGCAGCGTATAGTGGAGAAGAAAATCAGGGTAAATTAGCAATCATTATTAAGCAATTAGGTGGCGGCAGCACAACTATTACCCCTTTTACAACTAATATGGAAGGTGATTGGACGCAACTTCATACACAGGCAAATAAAGACCTTGTGGCAGCCCATGTTTGGCAAAGAAGTCTTTGCAATATGAGCGATGCTGCACAATTAGGAAACACTACTTTAATCAGGAACGAATACGGACTTGCTACACGAATAATTAAGAATGACCAAATGTTTTTCTTAAAGCGGATAGCAAAGGTTTTGAAATTAGTAGCGGGTATGGATGCAAGTACATTGGATTTTGTGAACATTTCGCCTGTACCTATTACAGATTTACTTGACCCTAAATCAGTATTAACCCAAGAAGAACAAAGAAGGGCTTTTGGTTATGAGCCTATGAGTGACGAGCAAAAGGCGGAGTTTGAAAAAGAACAAGAAGTTTTAAAAAGTAAAAATGGCACTGATAACAGCAGCACAAGTAATTAGTACGGCTTTTACTAATTCGTCTTTTGACGAGTATATGATTAAGGCTCAAATAATCCGTTCGGCAGAGGTGCAATACATTCGCCCTGCACTTGGAGATGAATTGTATGCGTTGATAGTAGCCGAGCATGGAACAGGAACATATACTTTAAACAATGAAACTTTGTTAGAAGATTATATCCAACCTGCACTTGCTTACTATGTTAAACTTTTGGTTTTGCCAGATTTAAACGTAAACACGGGTAGTCAAGGTTTAATGATAAATAATTCAGAGTTTTCTGCGCCTGCAACTTCAAGTCAAAGAGCCGAATTAGCACAAGCAACTAAGCAAATCGCGGATTCTATTATTTCCGATATGCTTAAATTAATCACAGAGGACGAAAGCGACAATTACCCAACTTATAATAACGGTACAAATAAGACTTCAAAACGTGCGATTGGAGGATTTTTAATTAGCACAGATAACGACACAACCGACAAACAATATCCGTGGCGCAGATAACCGACATAAGAGATAGGTTTGAAGCTATACAGACTTCAATAACCGACATAAATACGTTTATGTTCGATGCCTTTTCTATGGTTAATTCTACAAGGAACAAAACTTACCCTTTATTGCTTTTAAAAGTTCCCGAAACCGCGACAAATCCAAATATAAATAGAGATTGGACAGATTATGACATTGTGTTCTTTTTAGCCACAACTAATAATCAAAGTTCACCAAGAGCAAGAGAGGTGGTTTGGGATGAATTAAGAACATTGG